TACCAGGAACAGTTACATAATTAAGGGTCAGAATTGCTGCTGACCATCCAAGAATAATAACTCGGACGAGAGTTGATACACCCTCATCCGCCCACTCAAATTTATTTTCCTTTTTGGCTTCCTCTTTCTTTGGATTTGATTCCATGAGTAAAGAGTAAGGCTCAACTATTTATTTGATGTAACCTTCTTTCTCTAGGTATTCTCTAGTCAAAGGTGTTGGGTCATACACTTCCCACATAGCACCACCAGCACACGCTGCAAGAGCATCCATAGTCATGTTCTCTGTTCTACCTGCCCACTGTGCTTCTGCTTCCCATGGGACAGCAGACTCGGGATAGGTACGCTCTGCCAACACACGCCAGATCATAGGCACTTCATCTTCAGGTTTGATGATAGCAATCAGACTGTTGCTAATCGTTCCTGCCATACAATCCTGTGCTGCATGCCATCCTTCATGACGCATCACCATCATCAGGACTGCAGGAGATCCCATGTGATCTTTATTAAGGAAGAAGTTATTAGAGACAGTATGGTATACACCACGATGACCTCTAGGAAAATACTTCTGGTCAGCAAGGAATACATTCACACCAACTTGATTGAGTGAGTGTAGGATGTTATGAAACTCACCAGTCACACTAGTAAAGTCTTCCATATCATTGTAATTGGATGAGATATCAAGCATAGAAGATACCTTCACTACATCATCGGTGCATTCACCTAGTAGCATACATCCCATCGCATGTGGTGTGTTGTAGTCACTTTCTTTAATTGGTTCTGCTTGTGCAGGAATAACCAATGCAGCTGCAGCAAGTGCAGCAAATAATGTTTTGATCATGAAGTGATTACTTATTTGTCCTCATTGTACCAGAAGTCTTCCCAGTCGTCAAGTGTAGCTTCATATATTCTTGGGTTTTCTTTTTGTTCAGCATCTATATTCATTGAGAGAATCCAATACTTTGTTCAAAAAATGGTGAGCGCCATCATGCCATTGACCTGTCTTGTCTTTATGAGCGTCAGAATATAAATCTGTTTTCATTTGATAGACTTTTGCCAGGATATCATTCTTGGTCAACTGTGATCGTGGCATAATATAATCCTGTATTCTATTATTTATTAAAGAGTCCGATGAAGTATTCTGCATCAACAACCACTAAAGGTTTCTTCCTGTTCTTTTTCATAACTACGATAGGTTCATAGTCACCACAGTTTGATGCTGCCTGTTCATATGCATCCCAGACATTAAGTCGTTCAACGTTCTTACATTCTATCGAGTGTGGGAACTTTTGTCTAGCAGCTCGTGCCATTATCAGGTCTTCACCACCTGCACCCATAGATCGAGACTCGACATCCTCTGGATGTACATCGAGCATCTCGATCAACATTTGTCTCACCCACTTCTGTAAGTTACGACCCTTTGCTTTAGCACTCTGTGTCTTCATCGGTCCCACGGATCAGGTATCTGTATCTGTACTTCATTGCTCCTAGTCTCCACGCTTGTGCTAGGTTGCTCGGTCCTCTCGACAGAAGGTCTCTCTCCTCCTGATTGGGTAGGTTTGTTGCGAGCAATTTCTCTCTCCATTCTAATGCCATGTAACCACCTATAAAATATATTCATTGTGCAGCATTTTCCCAGTAACCTGGGACGTTTTCACCACGCAAAAACTTACCCCAGTTGACAGTATTGTAATCAATACTATTATCCCAACAGAACTTTTGCATTACTTGCATCAGCTCTTCTTCATTCATCCTAGTCCACCAATAGATTGTATACTGCTCATTGCGATCAACTTGTTTCATGACTTCCAGATACTTCTGGACTGCCCTAGGTTGATTAGGATCTGCCTTCATAGGCACAGGTAATTCAGTCATAATCTTATAAGCGTGTTGTCATCATCTGTAAAGATCTTATCTAATCTAGTAAGATCAAAAGCAATGGTAATACGAGGAGTATCTTGTTGATTAACTGTAGTGTAATGAGGTAAGTAATTAGGAAATAGTGTCAGTTTACCTGGCACATTTTCTGCCTCATAATTTCTACCAATGTCATCATACGGATGAATGTAAATGGTCTTGGTATCTACAGCAGCAACAGTTAGGTGTCCTCCCAAGTATGTATATGGGTGAACAGAGTGCCAATGTTTTTTGATCCTCTCCCCTTTCCTCAATACATTAGCCCAACATCTAACTTGTACTTTAGGAATGCTAGTAAGCACACCAAAGATACTCTGATAGTATTGACTATGAAATTTTTTAATCTCTCTATGCAGCTGATCAGTAGCAGGAAACCCCCAGGTCAAGACATTAAAATGCCTGAACCTAGAGGTAAGACTGTTAGGACCTAGACCAGTGTTCCCATCACTACTAGCAGGGAATTGATCTTTGATCTCTTGTTCTTTCTGTAGAATAATTTTAGTTAGTTCACCGCAGTCAATATCAATTTGCTTTTCACCAATAGTATAATCCCAAGTGGGAGCAAAAGGAGACTGGGGCGGATCACTCTTATGATGAACCGCGCACCACTCATTTGTCATAGTTTAAATCCAGAGAATGTTTTTTCACCAACGTCTTGTTTGATACCACCAATGACATAGGACTCAACCTCTGTCTCTTGTGGTGCCACCTGCATAGCCTTGGAGTTCAACCAGTGCTCTGTCCATGGTAGTGGATTGTTGGAGATAGGCTGATCAAATACAGGTTTGAAATTGATTGCCTTCATGCGACGGTTAGCAACCCACTCAACATAGTTCTTGAGTAGTTTGTCATTCAATCCGATCATGCTACCATCTTTAAACAGATACTCTGCCCAGTTCTTCTCTTCCTCTACACAGTCACGGAACATCTGAATAACATTTTGTTCTTCTTCCTCCATGATACTCATCATTTCAGGATCATCACCCTTCTGCCAGTTCTTAATCATGTTCATAGTGATAGTCATATGTTGTGACTCATCACGAGCAATCAAACCAATGATCTTTGCATTGCCTTCCATCATCTTGAGTTCACCAAAAGCAAACGAACAAGCGAAAGAAACATAGAAACGAATACCCTCTAGGATATAAACGTTCATGACTGCACGATACAGTTGACGCTTCAGGTCATGTAGTGTCCACTGTGAGGTAGGAGAATCTTTAAAGTCTTCTTTCCATAGGTTACCCTGACCATACTCCTGTGCTGCATTGATGAAGTTATCATATGCCCTGGTTACACTTTGAGCACGTTCAATGATCTTCTCATCATCAATGATAGTATCAAGAACTTCGGTAGGATCTGGATATACATTCTTAATGATGTATGTGTAGGACCGACTGTGGATCATCTCCATAGTCTGCCAGATATTCATTGCAGCCTCAAGCTCGGGTAGAGAACAGTAAGGTGCAAAAGCCATCCCAGGACCACGCCCTTGTACACTATCCAGGAGGATCTGGTACTTAAGGTTGGAAGTAAAAATGTGCTTCTGCTCGGGGCGAAGTGTTTGATAGTCTGCACGGTCCTTCTGGAGCGATACCTCTTCAGGTCTCCAGAAGTATCCCAGTTGTTGCTGTGTAAGTTTTTCAAAGACGGGATACTTGTATTGATCATAACGTTGAACTCCCAAAGGAGCACCAAAGAACATAGGTTGTTTCATAGCATTCACTTTGTTAGTATTAAAGACAGTCATGCCTTCAACAGATTTCTTTGGTGTTTCATCGCTTACTCTAAATTTTGCAACTGTCACAGTCTTCTTCCTCGGTTTGTGTGTCTAGAATTTGAGTTAATAGGTCTTCGATGCTTTGCTTTTTGTCTTCTTCTTCTGGATCTTCTTTTGAATCATAAGTGTTTTGATAGTAAGAAGTCTTCCAACCGTACTTGTATGTAGTTAAGAAATCTTGTGCCATAACAGACACAGGGATCTCATTATCAGGATAGTTCAGTGGATTGTAGCTCCAGTTACCAGAGATTGCCTGGTCGAAGAACTTTTGCATCACAGCAACAATATTAATATAGCCAGCGTTGCTAGGCATATCCCACAGAAGGGTATAATTATTTTTAAGAGTCTGGTATTGCGGAACGATCTGTTTAAGTGGTCCCTTTTTGCTCTTCTTAACGGACAGATACCCTCTAGGTGGTTCGATTCCATTTGTTGCGTTTGACACAACGGAACTACTTTCGCTTGGCATTTGAGCGGACAACGTGCTATGTCGTAGTCCGAACTCTTTGATTGTCTGCCGTAGAGTTCCCCAATCAAGCGATAGGTCATTTGGTACTAGTTCGTCAACTTCTTTTTTATATGTATCAATCGGAAGAATGCCCTGGGAATATTTTGTACGATCAAAGTATCCACAAGCACCCTTTTCTTTAGCAATCTGATTGGATGACTTAAGCAAGTAGTATTGGAATGCTTCAGTCAACTCATGAACTAGTTTCAGTGCCTTCGCATCATCATAATGCTCACCCTGCTTCGCCAGGAAGTGTGCTAAACCAATGTATCCAATGCCAAGAGACCTACGGTTGATTGTGGACTCTCTGGCTGCCTTGACGGGGTACTCCTGATAGTCAATGAGTTCTTCTAGACCACGAACAGCAAGGTCACATAGATCCTCAAGGTCATCAAGGTTCTTTAGTTTACCTACATTGATAGCAGATAGAATACACAAAGCAATCTCACCTTTACCATCAATGTGTTGAATAGGATCTGTAGGCAGGGTGATCTCCTGACACAGGTTACTCATGTTCACTTTATCCAGGAAGGATGAATGTGAATTACAGTGATCGATGTTCATCAGATACATGCGACCAGTCTCTGCACGATTCTTCAGGAGGTTTAGGATTAGTTCCTGTGCCCCGACAGTCTTTCTTGGAACAGACTGATCTGATTCATAGTCCACATAGCAAGCGTCAAATGCATCAGTACCAAAAGCATCATAGAGACCTGGTACGTCATGCGGTGAGAACAGGCTAATCTCTCCATTCTCAATGAAACGTTCGTAGAAAAGTTTTGAAATTTGGATTGAGTAGTCAAGTTTCCTCACTCGATTGTCTTCTGATCCTTTATTGTTTTTGAGAACAATAATATCTTCTATCTCTTGGTGCCAGATTGGGAAGTGGACTGTAGCTGATCCACCGCGAATGCCATTTTGAGTACAGCATCTGACAGTTGCTTCAAACTTTTTGAGGAATGGGATAACACCTGTGTGCGCGACTTCTCCACCTCGGATCTTACTGTTGACCCCACGGATTCTGCCTGCGTTGATACCGATTCCTGCACGTTGAGCAACATACTTGCCAATCGCCATGTCACTAGAAAAGATACTATCGAGGGTGTCATCGCTATCAACAAGAACACAGCTAGCAAATTGTCGAAGTGGAGTTCGCACCCCTGCCATGATAGGTGTGGGAATGTTGATTTTGTGCTTGCTGATTGCGTCGTAGTATCTTCTGACATAATCGAGTCTGGTTGCCAATGGGTATTCAGCAAAGAGAGTTAATGCAATAAGCATATACATGTACTGTGGAGTCTCATAGACTTCTCCAGCACTTCTATCCTGAACGAGATATTTATCTGTTACTTGACGAAGACCAGCATAGGTAAACAGGTAATCACGATCATGATCAATCCAAGAATTGATCTTCATCCAGTCTTCATCAGTATACTTGTCTAGGATTTCTTCATCATAGACTCTATTGACTGTAGCATTGTATGCAGTCACGTCAAACACTGACGGCATGCCTTCCTTCCAGATGTTCTTATGGAACGCTTCCTTACGTAGGCAGGACAGGAGCAGGCGAGCAGCAACAAATTGGTAGTTGGGGTGGTCCAGATCAATTAGGTCGCTTGCAGAGCGAATTAGGATCTCCTGGATCTGGATCGTGGTGATGCCATCAAAGAATTGAATGCCAGAATTCATCTCCACCTGGCTGGAGGAGACGCCACCGAGACCCTGACATGCCTCTTCAACCATCTTATGAATTTTTTCTAGGTCAAGAACCTCAACCGTTCCATCTCTCTTTTCTACATTGATGCTCATACTTTCTTCCATGTGTTCAGTTTAAGTTTAGCTTCCAGTCCACGGTAGGTATTTGATTCTACCATATGCTGCACGTCATGTCCAGCAAGGTACATGTCGTTGATGTCTTTGTGTGTAATCGATGACGGCCAGATAACTACGGAGTTGCCTGAATCGATTGTTTTACTGACTCGATTGACGATCTCTCTATTTCTCGGTTCGTTATCGTATACGTAGCAGCAATCGCTAGCAATCCGATCAGGGACATGAACGTCACTTCCACACATAGCAATCGAGTTGCGAATGAACGTGCTGTCAAACGGTCCTTCAGTGATGTAGACTCTTTCATTAGGATTTATTTTATCGAGGCCAAATATTTTAGGTTGCGATTCGTCTAGTATGATAGTAATGTATCGCAACTTGGTTCTGGGGGA